GTCAAATTTCCACGTGGTGTATAGGATGGGGAATTACTCTTCAATAGTGCAGAACTACAATATACGTGGTGATGGTAATGTGTTTCGTCCGACGGCGGATCAACGATCTAGTGCTGTTCCAACGTTGCAATTAAGACCTGGGATACTGAATCCAGGTGGTTTGGCATGGAGACTGTTGGAGGGACAGACGGACCCAACTGCTCCTGGTGCATTAGTTCAAGTTACCACACTTGACTATCCTACTTTAAATGTTTGCAATGCTAATAATAAAACTGGACTTCTGCCAGTAAGTGGTCAATTTATTAAAAATGTAAAAGAGGAAGTTATAGTGATAGAGCAAAGTGCGATTTGCGAATTCCAAAAACTTCAAAATGCAATTGAATTAAATAGGGATTATTTATCTGAGCAGGGGATATTGCCTCAATCTGCTAATTTTAGTGACTATGTCGTGTATATTGATTGTTATGTTGGATTGTCTGCTGAGCAAGCTAGTAGAAATTTTCTGCGAAGTGTACCGACGACTACTCGTAGTAGAACCACTGCATATATCACGATTGTGCAGGCTGCTTTAGCGCAATTAAATAAATGGGAATCGGCGCTGCGTGAGGTTATGACCATCTTACCTACATCAACTTCTTTTGGTGAATTGGAGTGTGATATGAAAAGTGTGGTTGCGTATGTTGATGCAGTTTTGCCAGATGATAACTTGTGTAGGTTGTATCCAGAGCAGGCTGCTGCGGCAATAGCCATGAGAACAGGTGCAGTGCGTTGGAAAGATACTACAACAGGTGATACGCCCCTTCAAGCTTCGAATTCAATCACATCAGTCACACAATCTGTTATTGGCAATGCTGTTCCTTTGGGTGAGAAATCTGATGCAAGTATAGAGTCTTTGGCATTGGTTGCTAAGAGTAATCCTGATTTGGTATGTAGTGATAGGCCGACGATGGGTTCAGTATGGTCTATGTTGGTGCCATCCAAAGATTATAATATAAGAGCAATACCTGTGTTAGAAGCGATGTGGTTAAGGACCACCGGTGATAAAGTTGGGTTTGATATATCCTGGGAAGAGAAGGCCTTTAATAACACATATCATATTGCGATTCGTACGGGTATGAAAGCGTTGTTTTTAGACGAAATATCTTCGTGCGTCTTATCTGTGGATTTTAAAGATAAAAATTATACTACACCTCAATTTAATCCAAGTGGTAAAGTTGTTTCATTGTTGGTGTTGAGTTCTAAGCTACCATTAGAACAGATTACGAAACCGGATGACATTATGGGTATCGTAGAGGTGTCGAACGTAACATTGCGTGCCGCCCCCAGTTCCACACAGGGTGCATCGGTCATAGCGACGACAAGTTTGACGTATGTTTTTGAACGTGAAGTTTTGCCGATAGATAAGTCGGTGCACAGTTATTTATTGTGCATGTTCAGATCGAATGAACCTACTAATGCCACAAATTATCCATGGTTTGATGCTTGGGACGCTAATACTACGATTTCGATGTTGACGGCAGGTGAGGTAACGTTAAATGGGGTAGTGACTGATACGATTGTTCCGACATCACTGATAGGTGCGTATACGCCAGAGGTGTTAGCTTCAGCTTTGCCCAACGATGCGGGGGAGATTATGACGGCTCGTGCCCAAATTTTGGCCGAAGCAATTAAACGTGAAGATGATACAATGGTGGATGAAGCTTCGCCATTTTCTGCACCTATATTGGGACAGCTGGCATTACAGACGAAAACGATTGGAGTAGGGTCAATTCGAGGATGGGATCCACCACGATGGTTGAAGCAAGCTAGCCGTGCGTTGCAAATGTTTTTGGGTAATCCCAAGAGTATATTGAGTGTAACGACACCCGTGTTGAAAGATCCTAATGTGTGGGTCGGGTTAGCGCAGGGCGTATATGATGCGATTAGTACAAAATCTATGTCGGCGGGATGGCGTAAAGCTGCTGATAGATTAAATGCGGCTCAGTCGGTCCGTCAATGGAAGCAAAAAGTTCTGGGCAAAATACAGAAGGGGTTCCCACCTAGCACCTAGTGCCCACACCGTGGAAGGCATTCATC